TGGTGACTACCAGTGTATGATGCAGCAATTTCGTAAACTAATTTATCAAGTTCCTTAGTTGTAACTTCACCTTCAGTTGGTACCGATGTAATTACTTTAATAAAAATTTCATCAGAATTTACATTCAAACCTTTAGATGCTCGTTTAACTCTATTGTAGATTTTTTGAGGGTTGAATGATGCACCCTCTCCTCCTCGTTTATTTATTTTTAATGACATATTCTAAAATTAAAAGTCTTCTGTAAATGTTATTGTTTCGTTTAATTTCGCTTTTTGATATTCCATGGTTCTTGATTCGAAGAAGTTACCTTTTGTTTCAACAGCAATTTGCTCCATAAACTTAAATGGTTGTTCTACATTAAATTCTTTAGTACAACCAAATTTAACCAACAATCCATCAACAACAAATTCAAGATATTGTTTCATAAGATTAGAATTCATACCAATAAGTGAAACTGGAAGTGATTCAGTGATAAATTCTTTTTCGATCTCTAATGCCGACAATAGAATCTGTTTAATTCTTTTTTCAGATGGTTTATTTTCCAAGTGATTGTTTAACAAGTGAATTGCAAAATCACAGTGTAGGTTTTCGTCTTTGAAGATGAGTGAATTTGCGTTACACAATCCTTGCATAATTCCTCGTGACTTTAACCAAAAAATAGAACAGAAGGATCCTGAAAAGAAAATACCTTCAACCGCCGCGAACGCAACTAATCTTTCTGCAAATGATGCATTTTCAATCCAATCTAATGCCCATTTAGCCTTTTTCTGTACTGCAGGTAGTCTATCAATTGCATTGAAACATTCGTCTTTTTCTTTTGCGTTAGATATGTATGTATCAATCAATAACGAATACATCAATGAGTGTATATTCTCCATTGCTAACTGAAATCCATAAAAGAACTTAGCCTCAGGGTACTGAACTTCACGGTAAAAGTTTTCCGCCAAGTTTTCATTAACAATTCCATCAGATGCCGCAAAGAATGATAAAACATTCTTAACAAAATATTGTTCATTTTCTGTAAGTTTCTCCCAATCTCTGATATCATTACTCAAATCCACCTCTTCTGCCGTCCAAAATGCCGCTTGGTGTTGTTTGTAAAATTCCCATATATCATTGTGTTCAATAGGGAAGATGACAAACCGACCAGGATTTTCAACTAGTATTTTTTCCATTTTATTTAAAATTTATTTATTATTAATTTGTTTGTGTTTCTTTTTGTTTTCTTTTTTCAAGAAGTTCACGAACTCGTTGTCTTTGTCTTTCTTCTTTTTGTTCCTCAAGACCTAAGAAAGTCATTGAGCTTTCAGTATCTATTTCAATCATTGCATTATCAAACTTACAGTTTTCAAATACAACACCATCATCTCCGATACGAGACTTTGTAATTGCAATCGTAGCCAACTTTAATTCTTTCTGTTGTAAAGTCTTTGCCACAGATATAATAACATGTCCCACTTGAGCCTTTTTAATAGATCCACCCATTTGATCTGTTGTTACCACTTCTGAAGATATTGATGATCTGTTACCTTGAGTTGCGGTCCATCCAACAATATTCATTTCGTGACACATTGCTTCAAAAGCTCTCATCACAGATCCTTCACTCTTCCATTCATCACCCAAGTTTTTATCTGGGACAATACAATCGATGTAATCTAAAACAATCATATCAACCTTAATCCCATCAGATACCATTTTTCTAATTTGATTTTTGATTTGTAACATCGTCATTGTATCTGACGGTAACTTTTTCATAATCAATTTATTTGGCATTGACTCTTCAATTTCTCTAACTTTAGTCATTACCTCTTCTCTCTTTTCTGACAAATCGTCAGGATGAATCTTAGTCCAAAGTGTAAAGTGTTTTCTTTGTATTACCTTTGGGTTGTCCTCAAAAAATATCTGTAGAACATTAAACCCGAGGTTGAAGGCGTGATTTGAAATCTTGGTCAAAACGGTTGATTTACCAACCCCTGTAGGTGCTAAGATAACACCAATTTCTCCTTTTGCCAAACCTCCTTTTAATAATCTATCAATACCTGGTATTCCCATAGGAATTGGGTGTCTATAATCGTCCTCGAGAACTTGTTCGAGGTTTGAGAATACATCCAACATTGAGGTATCTTTAGCTCCAACTTGAAGTGCGGTTTTAACCATTTCTTCAAGGGTATCGTAGTTCTCAAACTCACCACCATCAATGATCTTTTGTGCCTTTCCCATGACTTTCTGAAGTTCTTGTTGTTTACAAAACTTCATAGCCTTTTCTTGGACAAAAAGTACTCCATCGACAGGTGCATCTTTAATTTTTTTAATTGTATCTAAAACAATTTTTGATGCTGTAGCCTGTTGTAACTCAGATTTTGTGATCTGTTCAAGTGTTTCGAATGATGGTGTGTGATCATACTTTAAATAATACTCCTTAACCATTTGCATAATTATTTTGAAGTACTTGTTTTCAAAATAATTGTTCTCGATTACATCAAGAATAGAGTGTGAAAAATCTTTGTCTACAATAATTTGATTTAATAATTGTAATTGAAATGTGTTTCCTAAATACTCAAAATTTTTACTAGTCGCCATATATTTTTTCTCTTGTTAGTAAAGATAAATAGTACTAGTTTTTAATAAAGTCCGTATAAAAATAATTAAATTTTTGACCTGAAAAAATGTCAGTCAACTCCGCCATGATAGCTTTTAACTTTGGTCGTAGGTCTACGGTGTATCTGACCTTTGGGGGGTATGGTTTCGCATCAAACTGTCTATGACAAATTGTCATATCTCCGACCTTAATAATTAAATTAAAATTTTCAGGTCCATCAGTAATTGATGTGTTTAGTAATTCTGGATTCTCTAAAATATCGTATTGATTGTCCAACATGTAGACTATCGATCTCATTTTTAAATCATATTTTAGTTCAAGACAAAGACTTTCTATATGATTAAAAAATTCTTCTGATTTGTGAGCGTTTTTGTTAAAACCTCTAACATTGAAAAACCGTTGAACTACGATGTTGTCGTTGCACATTAACAAAAATTCTACTTTGGTAATATCCTGTTCTTTCATTTTGCGTTTTTAATTTTTTTTGTTTCTAAATTTTGTTTTTTCTTTTCTTGTTAACTTAAGAAATGGTTTTAAAAAACTCACCCAAGCGTCGTCACCCTTTGGTAAGTATTTAAAAAAACCATCCTCCATCATCATTCGAATTAAATTCTTATATCCTCTTCCGTCAGGATCCATCGACTCAGAGTAATAAAGCCCTACTAATTCTTTTTCTTCATCCGTTAGTAGTGGTTCATCTAAGTCGACTAACTTTTGATTGATAACATAAAATTCATCACCAAAAATACCTTCTTTTGTTTTACCACTTAACAGATTCTGAAGAGCAACATTTCCTTTTTCTTCTTTAAGTAGATTAGTGCCTTTATCCAAAATATAGGGTATTTCTACTAATTCTTCAAGTATCTCAGGAAATAATTTAACCAATGTTTTTTCACCTAAATAGAATATTCCATCAATGTTGTCAGAACTATCTCCTGTTAGGATTTTAACCACTTTAACATTATAGTGAGGGATCTCAACATCGTGTAACTTTATCTTATCCCCCAACTTATAATATTGTTTTGTGGATGGTGAATAAATCGAAACCTTTTCAGAGATAAGTTGAGTTAAATCCCTATCGCTTGAGAATATTGTTTTTTCTTCGTCTAAAGATATTTTACAGTACTGAGCAATTAAGTCATCAGCTTCTGCTCGTTCCGTCTCGAGTTGTCTTACAAACATATCCTCAAGGTATTGTCTAACCCTTTGCTTTTGTTCAGAAAAAGATTCTTCTTTCTGTTCAGACTCTGAAGGTTTACGATTCAATTTGTACTTTGGGTAAATCAATCTTCTTTGTGAAGATGAGGTTTTTGAATCCCAAAATACGACAACTTTGTTATAGTTGTGTTCTTCTAAGAATTTACGAAGAGTATTTAGAAAATGCCAAACACCACCGACATGTTTTCCATTATGATAGAATTCTCTAACACCATGAAATCCAATTTTCAATAAATTATTTCCGTCTACTAATAATGTCTTTGACACTTTCTAATTGTTAAGTTGTTCCTACTCTACCTCTTCTTTTTCTGTTTTCAAATCGAAGTCACCATCAACTCCGATTATGTCTTTCCAATAGTCAGCATATTCTTTCTTATACTTTTCTATTGATGATTTTTCTTCTGTTGTATCTTTACCCGGTAAAAATCCGTGTGGTGTTACAATAATTCTTCCGTCTTCAAACCCAAGACCATTGATGTGGTTTTTCATAACCGACACTTTTGTTCTTGATGCAAACTTTACAGTTCGTTTGTCTTTTGTTGCCGTTATCTTTGTTGTTCCAGCGCCTTTTTGATTACCAAATAAGAATACCAAAGAAGAGTTTAACCAAATTGCTTCACCACCTTTTGCTTTGATCTTAGGTTGACCAAATGGATTGTCAGGTAATTCTACCCAAGGTTGGTTAACAATGATTAAGGTATTTTCAAATTTAGAATCCGCTTTACGAGATCCTGAAATTCTTTGGTTAATACCCATACCAATTTTGTCGGCTAAAACACTTGCATTGTGTTGTTTACCTCCTTTACCTTCGTAAGTCATTTTACAAGGTACTGAACCTACTGAATCCCACAAGAAACATAATGAATATTCTAATTCTCCTTTTTCTTGAGCATCAAGTAAGTCATTAATGTAATCTGTAATTTGTTCAATGTAGTCAAAGTCATTGTTGAAGATGTAAAACCCGTCCCAATCAACTTCTCCTGTTTCTGTATCAACTACCTCATCACATTCAAACCCCATAAGTTTTGCGTGTTCAAAAGACCATTTTTGTTCTGTAATTATAAACACAGGAAGGATTCCTTTCTTTTGAGCATCTACAGCAGTTTTAACAAGCGCCGTTGTCTTTCCTGTATCTGAATGTCCTAATAACATGTTAAGGTGTCCAATTGCAGGTCCAGGTAGACCGACAGCATCTAAAAACTCGGCACCTAAATCAAAAAATCTTTGTGGTTTATATTTTGCCGATGTAGAAAACTTTTTCTTAACCGAACTAAAGTCGTTTTTTTTAAGTGCCATTATAATTCGTAAATTTTAAAATTTGTAATTGTTTCTAATTTGTCTTTAGCATCAGTTAGTTGGACAACTAAATGATCCATTTCTTCTGTATGTTGGGGATGTTCTCCGATTCCAACAGGATTTGTAAAATAAACATAAAGTCTAGCTTCTGCATCGGCAATTTCTGCTTCATATTTTTTTATCAAAGCGTCTTTTAATTTTTGAGCGATAATTGGTTTCATATTTTGTTTTTTTAAAAATATAAATAAAAAAACGGGAACAATAAACTGCTCCCGTTATACTTTTGTTTAAATAAATTAGAATGGTAATTCTTCGTCTACCTCGTCATTTGCTTGTGGGTCTGCAACCTCAGTAATTGATACTGATTTTGATCCTCCCATAGAAACTTCAGATGTTTCATCGTTTGAGTAAACATATCCACCCTTTTCAGAATCCCATCTTGGTGTTTCTCCTCTAGCAATTGCTTCAAGGTATTCAACAGGTTTTTTAGAATACACATCTTCCCATGTCATTTCATCTCCAACCCACTCCAACATTTCATTATTATCTTCTGAAATTGGTGATGGATCATCATACATAACAGTTTGGATAACTGTGTAAGCCGCACCTTTTGGTGTTTTAGCTTTAGTCAACTCAAGAATCAAATCTCGACCATTATCAGGATCTGTGATATCTCCTTTAGCCTTCCAAATTGGAATAATTTTATCAAGGATTCCTTCTTGTTTGTAATTGTGTTTGAATCTCCAAAACTTAACTCCGTCTTGTTCGTTATCACGATCAATAACTTTAACAATATAGAATTTACGAGATCTGTATTGTGTTGCTAATTGTTTGTCAGATTCTTTTCCTGTTGACATAAGTTCTTCGTAAACCTCATTCAAAGGTGAACGCTCGTTGTCGTTTTTAGATGGGTCATAAAACTTTTGCCATTTACCGTCTACTTGAACTTCGTGAAACCATACTTCTTTGAATGGTGAAGATCCGTCAGGTGTAGGAAGGATTCGAATTTTTCTCTGTCCTTGTTTTTCATTATCTTTCAAAAGAGCCGCAAAGTATTTTTTCATTCGGTCTTCTGAAGACATTTTGTTTGTAGTGTTAGAACTACTTTGTGATTTTTCGTACTGTGCAAGTACTGCGTCTAATGAATTTGTCGCCATGTGTAATTAAAAATTTAGAGTTTATGTGTTAAAATTATAGTCGTAAAAAAAGGTATAGTCAAATTGTGTCAGAAAAAAGTTTAAGGTCGAAATTATCGACCTTAAACCTTATGAATTGTATCTATTTAAAAGTATGTCGTCTTCGTCTTCCATTGGTTCATTAAATGATTGTTCTATTTCTGAAGGGCTGTAATTTTCAACCTCATCTTTTGTAAGAACATATTCATTTTTTCCACTTCTTTCCATCTCTTCTTCTTTGTCTTTGAAGAAATCCGCCAGATTTTGTTTGAATGGTCCCGAATCTAAAGATCTAAGTTCTAATTTTTCTTGTGCTGTTTTAGGTCTGTACTTCTCAAGTTTAGCATCAACTAAATCAATTTTTTGTACTAAACTATCCATCTCAGCTAATTTTTCTTCCATAGTTTTAATTTGATTAAACAAGTTTTCAAAATATTCTTCTTGTTTATCTGCCATGGTTTTTTGAGAATCAACAAGATCTGTGATGTCTAATTCTTCAACATCTCCTTCTCCTTCTCCTCCTTCACCTTCAGGTGTAACTTCCTCAACATCAGGATCTGCGGCAACATCCACAGGTTCTCCAGCCGCTGGTGCAGGTGGTGTAGGTGGTGCTCCCGCTGCTGCAGGATCTGCAGGTGGTGCTCCCGCCGCTGCAGGATCCGCAGGTGGTGCTCCCGCCGCAGGATCAGGAATTGGTGGTACGTCTTGTTCTAAGATATATTTGTTAATTTGTCTATATCTTGATATCTCATTTAATATTTTTTCGTCAATTTTCATTTCTATCCGTTTAACAGTGTTTTTATCCCTTTATTGGTTTCAACTTGAATTTTTTTGAAAGTCTTCATTGTGTTATCAACTCTTTCAATTAATCCGTCTTTTATTCTAACTGTGTAACAGTCACCGGTATCTAAGTCACAAACTTGTTTTGTGCCATCACCCATATCTTTTTCGGAAACTCTAGTGTTTTTTCCTAAGTAGTTATCCAATATTAATTTAACGCTCATAAGTTATTTTATTTATAAATATCATCATTGTTTTAAAATTGCATTCAATACATTAAAGGCATCAACAAATTCGGCTCTTAGTTTATTAATTTGGTTTGGATCTTGTTCTATTTGTTTATAAACATTCTCATTTTGATTTACAGGATAGTATAAAACATATTCTTTTGCTAATGTAAATGCCAAATCGTTTTCACCAAATTGTGCAAAATCACCAATATCATTTCCTATGAATCTTGGTATGTTACCTACTCTTGTGTAAACAAACCTTATAAAGTCCGTTAAAGATCTAAATGTAACAACTGGAACATTAGGATTAGCCCCTCTTGAAACACAGAAGTATCTTCTATTTATGTATTCAAAAAATTTGTCTGAATAAATTTCTTGTAGATTGATTGTACTGTAATTATTTTCATATCCTTTAATACCAGAACCATTACTATTTCCTGAGTCTACATATATAAAACTAAAAATTATTGTTCTTAGATCTTCAAATGTTGTACCTGTCGCAGATAATCCTTGTTCTGTTAATACTTGTTCAATTGTTTTGATTAAGTCTCTAGTTGAGGCTGTTGTTTGTTGAGGGGTGTCAACTCCTACAAATCCTACATATCTAGAATTAATCTGTGCCGCACAATCTTGGTTTTGAGTTAAGGTATCTTCTGAATTTAAATTAGCAATTGTATTTTCAGCTTGGATTTTAACATTTTCAGATTTAGCCTTAGAAATCTCCTCGTTCTCTCTTACTTTTGTTTGGAGTTGTGAGACTAGTTTTTCATTAAGTGTTTGTAAGAAATTTTCAACTGAAGGTAAACTATAGAACGGTTGTCTTGTTCCGTCAAATTTAGTTTCAAATCCACTTTCATTAATAGTATGAGTTACTTTAGTAATCATGTATGGTCCTGAGAACATAGGTATATTTCTAATGTTAAAATACATCATAGGTTGTATTAAAGCACATCCCATCATATCAACAGAACAAGCGTAACTTCTATTTTTATATAAGTTATACAGTGAAACATTTTGCGTTGTTGATCTTCTGTTTTTACCTAAGTTAGCCATTTGATTTAACATCTCCAAAGATTCTGAAGTTGGTTTACCAGGATCTTGAGCAACACTAAATGATTTAAAGATTTGTTGGTTCTCCCTTGTTGGGTCGACATTGAACCCTACAATTTTATTAGACTTATCCCAATCATTTTTATTTTTAAGGTTTTCTAAAAGTGGGTTGTCGCTTGCTCTTCTTAAATCGAACGCATCATCTCTGAATCTATAATCAATATTGTTATTCATGTTAAGGTGTTCACTTGGTTTACTAACATAGTAACAAAGAAACTTTGGTGAACTTTGTCTGTAATCCACATTTAAATAAGTACCAAACATCATATTACCAACTTCTAATGTTCCATCAGGTCTTGGTGTTGGGTTTTTTTGCGCATCTTGTACATTATAGAAGTTTACATATGCCGGTAACATAAAGTGTTGGAAATTGTTTTGTACCAATATTGTGGTCACCATATCTAACAAAGTGTTCTTGTAAGAGTTACTTCCTTGATTTTTTTCAGTTGCCCCATCCTCAAGTAAGTTTATAATACCATAGATATCAACTAAAATTTTGTCACCAACATTTCTACTTGCCCTATCAACAAGTAATACATCTTCAAACAATGTTTTACTTTCGAAATCAAATCCCGCAATCCATGTATCATTTAACGCTTTGAATGTTTCCCATAATTCAACTCTTGTCTGTTCAGTAAAACCAGCCTCTAAATTTGCTCTTGTTGCGGTATCATCATTGCTAACAAAAACATTTGGTAATTGTTTTCTTACATATGGTAACATCACATTTAAAACATTACCAATATAAAGATCTGATTCATCTATATATAAGTTCATCAGGTTATTAAAACTTCCTAAATTTAAATTGGGGGTTTTTAATTTCTGTGACGCATAAATCTTAATTAGTGGTGCAAAATCCTGTACATTCTTTTCATTAAACGCAACATTCATATTAATAAAGAAGTCCGTAATGTAAGACCCACTATTTTTATACTCAAGTTGGGGTATTGTTGATTTACCAACATAATATTCTAAAGCTTCCCATGTTTTAGGATTTTGTGTTTTGGATTGGCTAAGAGTAACTTGAGGAGGTAAATTTCCTTGTTCGTATGGACCATAAATAATTGGTTCTTCAATGAACTTAGAAGAAAATGTATAAAACAATCTTTTATCAAAATTACTTGGGTTTCCATATTTAAATGCCACATCGTAATTAATAAATTCACTTAGAACGCTTTGGAACTTTTGGTTTTGTTCTGTAATTACATTTTCAAGTTTTACTTCAGGAGAGTCACCAGTAGGTTTATTAATAACCATAAGTTCTCTCATTAACGCTTGGAAATTCTTATATGATCTTTCAGCATCTGTAATTTCATTAACTCTTCTTTGCGACCCTGGAACTAATTCTTGTTCTATTAATGGATTTGGTAAAGTATCTTCAAAATCATAAATTGATCTACTAAAGTTTAAAAATTCAGATTCTAAATAGTCTAATACACTTGTATCAAAAGTTGTAAACAACTCCTCAAAATTGGAGTACTCTGAGGTATTACCATTTATTGAGAAGTTTTGTTGGTTGACCTCATTAAAGAGTATTTTCTTCATGTATGTTTCAGGATTATTTTTAACAACTCTTGAGTTGTCAAACCAACCGAATTGAGGTGCGTCCCAAAACAACCTTACACTTCCATTAAACATGGATGGATTGTTAGATAGTTCTTGTTTCATCAATCCAAATCTAAATGCTTCGGGTTTAACTTGATTAATATTTGACCCAAACGAAGGTGTTACAAAATAAGTGTTAGGTGCCTTTGTATTTCTAACTAAAACAGACCATGGGCTTATTCTCATTGATCTTTGTAAATTAGAAATGTCAAATCCTGATGTTTCAAATATTGTGGAGTTTGTTGTGTTCATCATTATTAAATTCTCATTATTCAAATTGTTTTGAATTTGTTGAGAACCAATACCTTGTATTGTAACCCCTTGTATAACAAAAGGAGATGTGACTGATGGTTGTATTGATGAGGTTTGGTATAAACCAACACCTCCTGTTGTTCCTGAAGTTTGAGATGAAATAACTAAGTTACCAAACAAATTGGTACCGTTAAGTATACTACCGTTAGTTATGAGATTATTAGTTATTGAAAGGACTTGTACGGGTGGATTTAATACTGTATAATTATATGTTTCAGCCGATGTGCTGGAAATTTCACATATCTGTGTATTTGGTGTAACGGCACTAAAAACATCTAATATGGTTACAGCAGAAACTGATGGACTTCCACTTAAAATAGAACCTACTTGTAATGAGTATTGACTGTTATTTGTTATCGTACCAAAACTTCCTAAAATAAAAGGTAAGGTCGTAAAGGCGGCATTGAAATTTAGAGGCGTTGTATAAAAACCAACTCCTCCTGGTGTACCACTCTGTTGTGTATTTAATTGGATGCTCGCATTTAATGATGGAATAAAAATTGTGTGTGGTGTTGTAATGTAGTTATTTGTAATTGAATTAATCGTAATTCCAGTACCGTTTGTCGAACAGGTACCTGTAACTTGGATTGTATTACATGATCCTGAAATTGATTCCACAACTAAAGTACCATTAACTTGTGACTGTCCACTAAAAATTTTTAATCCTTGTATAAATACATTCCAATCATCAACTAACTGAGGATAAAATCCTGTGTTAATATCTGTAAATTCAGGTGCCGGTGATGTCGCATCTAACACCAAAGTTCTTGGTGTACCATCTATGGTTAGATTGTATGAATATGTTGCGGCTGAAGTTGCGGGATCCCAATTTTCCAAATAGTTAAAATCTGTCCAAACCTCATCTAAAATATCTACGCCCGTTTCTTTGTAAACTTTATATCTATGCCAAATTGATCCGTACTTTAAAATCCAAGCGTATGGTAACTTGTGTACCGCACCAAACTTTTTTAAAGTAGATACTATATAATCTAAGTCAGTTGTTGTTGCGTCTTTTAATGTTCTATATCGTTCCTTAAGTGTTGCCAATGGTAAACTATTTAAAAATAGATAAGCGGCACTTTTATAAGGTGATGTTTCATTCTGTTTATATCTAAAGTTAAACACACCCTTTTGAATTGCATTAATAAAATAAGGAGTGTTCATCATAGAGGTAGTCTGTTTATCAGTCAATTGACCTATATAATTTTCATAATTCAAATTACCCTCAGTGATTACTTGAGTAGAGAATTTTCTAGTTTCGTAGAATGTCTTAAGAAATGCGGAGTTTGCGGTTACATCTATGTTTAAAAAGTTAAAATGTGTAAACGGTCTTTTATCATTTCTTGTATCTTGAAGGGTGAAGTTAGTTACCGTTTTATGTACCTCATTGTAATTTAAAATATTTTTGGTATCAAAAACTTCGGTTTCATTATTCAAACTTTTACCGTTTGCCATGTTTAACTTAACCCATGAAAAATCAGTAATAGGATATGTGTCAACAAAATCAAATTCATTAGATGCCGTAGAATCACTTAGATACTTAGTTATATTAACAATATTGTTTTGATTACTAAGTGATACTGTAGGTTGAGATTCTAACGATGAAAAAATAGCCCCGTTGTATAATACATTAGGATTATTCGCATCATTTCTTAAATAAGGAGTAACAAACTCACCTCTAACAAATGTTTGCCAACTTTCACCTTGCCCTTCATTTGAAATGTGTCTTAAAAATGGTACATAGTTATTAGAATCTAAAAGGTACTCTTTTAATTTCTTCGCTAAGAATGGGTTATCAACACCCAAACTTTGTAATACATTGACTGCCTCAGCGTCTCCTTCAACCTCATATATACTTAAGTTATATCCTGATTTTCTATTAAATCTACTGTAAAAAGAGTTTATCATTAATCTCTCATATATCTCGTAAAAATATTTTGATTCTTCTTTATTTTGGAATACTTCATTTGAAATGGGGAAATCTATTCCGTTAAGTGATTCTCTTTCAGGTTGTAGGTTTGATCCAAATGCTTGTGAATCAAATAAACCTGTGTTAATTCTTTCCGTATAACCCTTAATGAATTGTTCGACAAACTCAACCTCAGGCCAAACTTCAGGACTGTACGCCCTATATGTTGTTGCAACTGTTTGATCACCAGGATAAACAATTTCAAATTTTTCTTTATTATCCTCACCAATTGTTTCTTTTATGACTTGTGGCCATGGATAAATTGGTTCATTATTTTGTGTTGAGGTTTTAACATCAACACTTGGTGCCGAAGTTACATTACCAAATATTGCAGCCCTTCTATATTTATTTTCTCTTTGATCCCAAGCTTTTTTATGTACATCATCAAGTAATCTAAGAAATGATTCACCTTGACAATAGAATATCGCCAGTATATTTCTGATGCTAGGAATAAATCCTAACCCACCATTTCCTTGAGCATTAAATTTTGTGGCCAAACTTGAGCTGATTGCGGACTCAATAGTTTTTCTTTTATCTGATGCGGTTTTAGCAATTTGGTCGGTCGCTTCCATAAAAGAACCAGGTCCTTCAAATACATAAACCGTGTTACTATTTGCGGCTAATATACCTTCTAAGGTTTTTTTGTAGTTGATAATAACAGAGTCAGATTCTGAAAAATCTCCTTTTGGTGCATTTTTTTGTGCAACATATGTTGCAACCAAATCTACCATACTAATGTCAACTTGTCTTTGGAATGTTTTTTCCAAATTTATTTCAACAGGAATATTTGATTGTGTGGTTACACCTCCAACAGTAAAACTTCCTTTTAAACCAAAAACAGAATTTTGTTGTAAAACATCATTATATTGATTTATGTCAGCAACTAATTTTGAAGTTGCATCAACTCTTCTGTTAGGTTCATTATAAGGTGGTTTAAACACATACGCATTTTGAGATTTTTTTTTCAAAACAATTGGGTAGTCTCGATCCATATAAGTTGTATACCAAGACCCACTTGAAAATAAAAAAACTTTTTGTTGGTATGTCAAAAGGTTGTTTGTATACAAAGTCATATCGGTCAAAAGACCCATATTTTCTTTTTCAAATTGATCCAAAACTTCTTTGATGAAATTTTGTAATCTATATTTTAATTCTAACAAAGTTATCTCAGGGAAGTTATCAGGAATTAAACCTTTCGATTTATAAATAGAATATACTTCTTTCATTTTCTGATAACCTCTACTCACAGTTTGTGGGGTGGTAACCGATCCTGATCCTGAAACAGTATTACCTTGTTCTTTTAATACCGGTGTTGTTGTTATATTACTCTTATACATTTGTGGAACCGCCATTAGAGCTCCAAAATTTACATAAGAAAGTAATGTATATTTGTATCCGTAGAATTTTAACTTGATTTGAAAATTGTGTGTACTTGGGTCAAATGTAGATGTAAAAGATTGTAACATTATCGGAAACTTAATTGCCTTCCCATAATATCCTTTAAGTGTTAAGGTAAATTGTGGGTAAGGTAATTGAAAGAATGCTGCGTATGGTGAATTGTTTCCTCCTTCAAAAAGTGCTCTTCCTTTCACATCTTCTAAGTCAACATCAATTACAGGTAAGAAGTCGGTTCCTATTGAAACATTAATAGACTTCATTCCTAATAACCCATTATCTACAGCCCCTGGTGTTCCATTCGACCATAGGTTCTGTGTAATGTAATAGTCATCAGATTTGTTAGGATTAGTCGGTTGTTTTTGACTTGGTTGATTTACACCTTGACCTGTGAGAGTGTCTTTACCTGTAAGTTCATCAGCCCAACCTGTACCCAAGAATGTATTATTTCCTGGATTAAGGAAGTTTATTTTACCAACAGATACTGTTCTGACAGAATCATTTAATGCGGTACCAACCGCTAGTTTTGTTCTTGGTAGAACATTACATTCAAGATTTGCATAGTAAACAAGGTTTTCTTGTTTTACAAGTCTGTCTGATATGTTCCCCTGTTCATCTATAACTTTGTTAGGGTCAATTAAACTTATGTTGTCGTAGTCAAGTTCTACTAAGATATTTTCTTGATCACCTACCATAATAAAAGAAGTAATTTTCGTATGAGTTTTTATAGTCTTGTAAAGAAGCTACCAACGGAAATGGAATTGTCAATACTGCACCATCAGGAATTGCCCATTCACTACCCGAAAATTGTGGATTTGCCATCTGAATCAACCAACCAAAGTATGGTGTACCATAAAACTGTTGAGATATTTTATCTAATCTTGATTGACCTACTTTGTAAATATAATTTTTGTCTGATGATTTAGAAGGCAGAGGAGCAAACGGAACAACTGTTTGTTCACCGTTTATTAAAAAATCACTGTATCTATTCCAATATGTATATGGCATAATTAATTAAATGTTACTTTTCCATTGAATGTGTTTTTCTTCTCATTCAAGTTAATATTTGAATACAAATCTTTTATTTTTTTAGTTTTTGCATTTAAATTACCTGTTGCAGGTGTTGTATATGAACATGTTTTTACTGTGTTGTCAGGAACTTTCCAAGTTGTTGCTTCTTTGTAAATAGGATCATCTTCAAACTTCTTTAATTCATTTGTCCAATATGTTTGGAATGTTTTAAATTCGTCTTTTAATTTATTACACTCAACAGTTATTGTGTTAGCCAAATTATTACCGTCACCCTTAACTTCAGGTCCACTAGTTAATTCATTAACCATAGTTGTAAACTTATCTTCTTTTAGGAAGAAAGGACACATTAATGAATAATATCTATTGGTAGGACAATTTTCCAAGAAAGATTCGTTCTGACCAACCACAACTTGACAACCCGAACCGTTATCAATAACTGAATTAAGTTTTTTATAGTTATCACCATTAAACCCTCTTGCAATCACAAGGTCATTAAATTCTTTTACAATATTTTTTAATTTGAATGTTAGGATGTCGAACACTGATCCACTGTTTTCGTCCACATTAAAGAATGTATCTCCACTCAAATCATACATAAGCGGTTCATTAGTTTGTGTCATACTACCATCCAATTGATCTGATATAACATCTAATTTTCTAAACACATAGTTCAAATCAGTTTGTACTGATATAATATTTGTGGAGTTGTTGAATATTGTATTTAAAATTTCTGTTTTTCCCAAACCAACTTGTGCTTTTAGTTTTTCTTGAATCTCTCTTTTTTGTTTTCCTGTAATTCCACCAGATCTACTTATAGCGGCTTCCAAAATAGGATTATTGCCTAATATTATATCAGTTTCACAATCTTTAACTAATCCATCTACAAAATCTTGATATTCATTTGACTTACCAAAAATTTGGATTTCAGTTTTTTGACTCGTGTATTCGGCAACATCACCTTTTGTATAGTTATTATTTTTAATAGACATTAAAACCGCCCCATATGAGTAATCTAATGTTGTTTTACTTAATGAATCATAATAAGCTTTAAAGTATCCTTGTATGTTTGTTTCTAAATCCGCATAGATACCACTATAATCCATTGTAGTGGCATCAACCACTGAACCAACTGTTGATCCTCCTCGTTTAGGCTGAACGCTGTTAATGGCGGCTTGTTGTTGTTGACTAACTGGCGGTAATCCTCCTGTTAACTTCTCAACAACATATTTATCTCTTTCACTTGTGTCTTCAGTCGCAACGGCTCTTTCATCATAAATTTCAGTGTTTGCGTAGTAATTGAATGAAAGCGCGTTTTGAAGTTGTTGTACAGGTTCTTTAAGTCCCATACCACCAATGACATTGAATCCCATCGTTACCTTAGCTAACATAGGTTGTACACCAATACCTTCAGGGTTAATGTCTAACTGCTCAAATGTTAATCCCATAGATGTCGGTATAATCTTAGTATTAAAGAAGTCACCTATTCTTAGTACTAATACAGGTGGTGCACCAAATGATGTGTTTAACGCATCGTTATATTTTGGTCTACCGTCAGGACCAATAATTGGAATAGTTTGTCCAGGTCTTGTACACTGATGTAAAAATGTAAGTCTTGCATTTAAACCTTCAGGTGTCATTGAGTGAAATGCCGGATTAAAGAATTTAATTCTATCCTTAATTGTATCAAAAACCATTGGGTTGCTTTCTTTGATAACCTCAAAGTAATCACATTCCGTAAATAAATTTCTAAGTATTTTTTTAGAAATACCTTCCTTTATTTTTTGTTCAACAGTAATCTTAGGTTCAGGTTTAATACTTTGTGTAATACCTGTTAAAATATCTTGTGGATTATTAACTACAGGTTCAGGTGGTGTTGATACTGGTTTTACAGGTTTTTCGGGTTCTTTTTGAACTTTAGCACTAATTTTACTTATCGCAACTCTACGACAAGCCATAGCCGGTATACTATACCATTCTGCCTGCGTTGTCACTTTTGCAGGATTATAACCTAAATCTAAAACATTGTTTCTACAGTTTACACTTGCGGTTAGGATGTCACCACCTGCGGCATTGTTTACACTAATATCAGTTGTTATACCTGTAGTTGCGGCGGCGTCAGCTCTTGTTTTAGCAATTACAATTTCCTCTCCATTAGGATTTAATAATATGTTAAATCTTTTATCATCGTAATATTTTTGAATTGTTGTTCCTCCCGAAAGTGGTTGTTGTAAAAACCATTTAAGAACTGAATTATTTCTTCTTTCAGATAATTTTTGGTTGTAAGATTCTGATGCAATTGCCGATGCAGAACCAACCATTTCAATGTCAATCGATCCATTTTTATTTATTAAAATATCCTCGATTTGTTTCATCAAGTCGTTTTTAACAAAATTGAAATTTCCGATAACTACCTCGTTGAAAAAGTTCTGTACGCCTGAACCTGAAAATACATCATTTCCTGACTTAACTCTTGCAGGTGCTTGAGTTTTATAAACCCCATTTTGTAATCCTAAATATTCATTATAATACACATCAAAAGGACTCGCCGCCTGAGGAGATGGATTACCTTTTGGTATATCATTATGGAAATAGAATCCTGTACCTTCATACTTAGAAAGATCAACAGTTTCAAACTCAGGATTTCCTGCTTGTTGAGTTCCTGTTGCTGTGTTGTTGGAATTACCATCACCACCTTCCGCCTTTCCATCAATTGTACTTGTTGCTTCATCAACAGGTAAACTTTGTAAAACTTGGAATTGTTCTTCTTCTGTTAATCTTGGGTTGTTTAATATTTGTTGATAAACAAATAAATCTTTAGTCGGTATTGTGTTAAACTTAATACCTAACTCATAAAGATCATATTTTGTACAACCAGCATAGAATGAGTCTACAATACTTTGTATTCTGTCTTTTTGGACTCCTTTTAATTGTTTTTCAATAATTGTGTTCATCATTGCAGGGTGATCGACAATTATTGTCCAACTCAACTGACCACTTCTACTTGTATTTTTGTAAGTATAAATTGGTTCGGGTCTTCCTAAGAATGTTGTTGGGTTAAACTCAGGTCTTGAGTCATCAGAAAATGTCAAGTTATATGGTGGGAACCACATTACTCTTCCACCATTTGGTCCTTTCTCACAGACAGGTAAATCATCATAAGTAAATCCTGGTCTATCTGATGTTCTCCAAGCTAAGTTCTCTAACGAGAACATATATTTTTTAACCTTACCGTCAATTATGTTTGTAGAACCTGGATTTCTAAGAGGTGCAATGTTAAGGTTATATGTGTTATCAAAAATTGAATAATCAAATTGTCTCCCTGTTTTGGTAATACCGTCAACTTTCTGTAAATCAGCGTAAGTAAAATATGGAGTATCTTTTTGGAATACTCTACAGTATTCAAGTCCCGCTTGTGTTCCATCCGCCTGATTAACATATGATAGAACTTGAGAACCTTTAGTAAGTTCTTTATATCCATCGTTGAATACTTTTGAAACTTGGTTGATTGCGGTACCAACATGTTTTAATCTGGCTTCTCCTTGTACTTGATCGGCAGATTCGACCAATCTTTGGGTGTTATAAAGAATTGATCCCGGTTTAAAATCAATGTTTGTGGATTCATACTGTAGGTAGTCTCCTGATATCTCATTGAATTGTCCGTCAATACTTCCGGCTCCTCCACCTTTTGTTGCTCTAAACCCTGCGTTTGGTTTGTATTTTGGTGAAGTCCAAACTAATTGACCCGCAGTTCCACCACCATCTTCATAAGCTCTACCTTTTAAACCAAATTTGATTTGTTCATTATTACCTTCATAAAGAATTGCTAACTCTTGGGGACCATAAACAATAGTTGCCTGTTGTTCACCAAATTGATTAACAGGTACTTGGTTTGGTGGTGAATCAATTAAACTTGGTTCTGCGTTAGGACTACCAACATAATATGTTCCTGTTGCAGGACTATCTTGATCAACAAACGCATTTGCCAATGCCGATAGACCTTGTACTAATCCAATGTTATAGGAAGGTCTATATAAGTTATAATTTAAGGCCGCAAATAAAGTTGATCTTGTACCGTTACCTGAGTTAGCAACAAAAATTTCAGATGGGTTTCTACTTTTATTTAGAATTGGTGATAATAAACCACCCGTTAAATTGTTAATTGTATTTAATGCTCCGTTTTGTTGTTGTGGATTCGCATAAGGTGAATTCTCATTAAAGTAATCACCAGGTATAAATGATACAGGAAAATATGTTCCCGTAATTCTATTTGCTATATTAACAGCATTTGTTAATGGATTTTCAGGAACGGTAATCTTCCAATCTCTGATGAAAAAAGGTTGTTGACCTGTTGCTAATAAACTTGCGGTAAATGGATCAGATATTGTATCTAAATTTATTACACCTATAGTCGCCTGATTGATTTCTTGGGCAACTCTCTCATCAAATGCAAACTTTAACTGAGAAGCCCCAATTTTTGCCAAATAACTATCCGATGACAATGGTCCGTTTGATCCTATTGGGTCATCTTGGAATACAATATTAAATAAAGAATATGAAGAATAATTGTAGTAACCAGGATTCCAAAAAGGTTGGTATATAGGGTCTGTTAAGAAAGTATCTGTAATTATTACTAAATCTTTGAACCCTCCTGATGGTCCCCATCTATTTGTTACATACGCCGATTCAATATAAAACTCATTGATTACAACTAAACCTTCTTCTTGAGCAGCATCTAATGGATAGTACGGTCCTTGATTTGGTTCTAGCACAGGAGTTAAATTAACACCTATTGGTACACCAAACCCACCATCAGGCCCATATTCGTTTAAAGGATATAATTCTTTTGCAAATATATTTGTTGAAACATAATTGTTTGGGGAGTCAACAATATTACTAACCGTAAGATTAGTTTCGTAGTTGATTGGGTTTTCAGGGGAAGTATAACTTCCCGGCACATTATATGGTGGTAGGTTTCTTACAAGTAACTGTTTTCTAAATGTTTCTGAATTACCAAATGATAAAAAACTTTCGGCCATACTTTTTATTCTATAAATAGATATTATATATTTTTTTTGAGGAGTGTATACCTACTAATTTTTCTTACCTGTTGCCGCACTTGGTGCAGACCCACCATTCAACAAGAAATTAGTTTGACTTGCGTTACTTGGGTCAGATAACAAATCGTTAATATTCCTTTGTGTGACACCGTTTACATTACCTTCTCCTTTTAAAGTAAGTGTACCTTCGTGTTTATGTACTACCTCAGTGTTCTTTTGACGACCAAAAGTACTTGATACATTTGTAATAGCGTCGTTGAAAACATTTTTTACATATACTGTTGTTCCTTCAAAAAAAGACTTTGTTACATTATCAATACCAGACAAAAAGTCACTTTTTGCTTTATTCATAATTGCTTGATCCTCTTGAGTAAATCCGTATATATAATCTTCAATTGGTCCTGCAACACCTTCTTGTTTTTCTCTTATACCCGCAACACTACCAACTCCTTCACGATATCTTTTTGCCATTGATTTAGTTGATTCGGAAACAAAATAACCCAATTTTTCAACGGTAGGTGCTGTTGCCAATGCCATTTTACCTGCTATTTTACCACTTTGTAAGTAAGCATTAATTTGTTTTGTTTCATCCAATTGATTAATAGCAATTTCTTCAATTGACTTAGAAGATTCCTCATTAGCCTTTTGTAAATTTTTAATATCGTCCGGTGTAAGTTCCTCAACTTTTTTCTCAGAGACTATTCCTGTTTCAACATCTTTAACTTGTATTGTAGCAACACCACTCGCATCTAATTGTGCCATTGATGCAATTAATTCTTTAGTGGCTTCATCACCTTCCGCAAGTGCGGGCATTCTAATTTGTTTTAATTTTCTATCAAAATCACTCGCCTGAATTGACATTTTTGCAAACTCATCAGCGTTCATTCCTAATTCGGTTGCGACTTCCCTTAATCTTCTTTTTGCACCAGGTAAAATTTCCATCTTTCCTGTTTTCTCGTTAAAAGTTGTAAACTCTTTACTTAAGTTTACCATTTCTTTCTGTAGTTGTTCAGGATCGTTTTGTGCCAAGTCCATAGCTCGTAATGGATCTAGTAAGGCTCCTGAAGTCACTCCTAACCTTTGTAATGCTGCGGACATATCGATAGCCTTTTCAGGAGACATTAGATTTTCGGCCAAGTCAAAAACATCACTCATTGAAACTCCCAATCTTTCTGAAGTTGCTGCCATTTTGGCTAACCCTTGTACCCCTCCTTCAAAGTTGTACAAGTTCATCTGTTTCAAATTGTCCGATACTTTATCAGCAACCCCTTTTACCGAAACCCCTACACTTCTTGCATAGTCAGTAACATCTTCCATTTCTTTACCAACACCTTGTACGGATATACCTACTTCTCTAAAGTTGGCCGCTAGTTCACTTACATCTACTCCAGTAACTTTACTTGTGGCACCTAGTTGGATTAGGGTTTTAGAACTCAAACTTGCTGCTGTTCCAAGACCTTTCATTGCGTCTTCCATCAAGACCACTGCATCTGCCTCATCGTATCCAAATTTGAGAAGTTCAGGTGCAGTTTCAGCTATGGTGCTCCTGAACTCTGATATCCTTGCTTTAGATAAACCAAAACTTGATTGGATCTGTGTTGAATATTGATCTAATTGTTTAAATACCGTGTCGTCAAAAATGTTAGCACTACTAAAAAACCCATTTATTGCATTATCAAACTGTGTTTTTAAATTTCCAAGTTGTTTCGTAGGGTCTAAAGAAAAAGCGCTGACCTCACTACTCGATTCATCTGTCCCACTAGTTGAGGTTAAATTTTTTTTTGTGTTTGAGCTTTCTAAATTTTTTACCCTTTTATTCAACTCAGAGACCATTTCTTTGAGTTCTTTATTGGTTTTTTTATCCAAATCGTCTTCTAATCCCATGTTTGACTTTTCCTAATAAATACTTTATTTATTCTTTTTGGAATCCTCCACATACTTATCCATAAGATATCTTCTCACATATGTAGGCATTGACATGAACTCAGAATACTGTGTTCTAAAAATTCTTGAAAAGTAGTAAAATTCGTCTAATATGACTGACTTATACTGATAAGAAAGGCCGAAAAAACTCCACCCCAAAAGTAATATCAATCATTACTTTTTCTCCTGATGGGGCTATTACTTCTTTTTTAAGATCTAATCTAGGTTCATTATCTAACATAAACCTTCTGATGTATTTTGAATCACCAATAGGCATTTGTTCTATGAAAGTTGCAATTTTGTTTCTATCGGTGTCACCATTAAGTGCTACTATTTGTTTGTTTAATCTTGTTGTAATAACAGGTGCAGTTCTTTCAGAAGGATAACTGTCAATCAACTGATCAATTTCCAGTTTATCCTTTAGATTCAAAAGTTTTAGTTTAACTGTTTTTCCTGATACAGGCAACTTTGTAGTGAATAATCCATCTTCATCAGGTTCAACTTGAGTTTTTTTGTAATTTAATTCATCTAATAATATCGTTGTTTTAAATCTTTCATCAGTTGCGGGATCTATTGAGGTCATTGTGTATTCAGGACCAAATGATGTATTTCTTAAAAATATTAATGTTGCCTCAATATCACCATCAACCATTTCTTCAGGTCTTAAATCTCTTTCATAAATTTTACTACGAAGTAATGGTACTATGATACTTTCTTGAATACTTTTTTTGGCGTCTGCATTTGCAATGATGTTTTCATCAGCAGCGGTTAAGTAACCAACTTTAATTGTTTTCTTTTTTGATTTATAAAACAAACCCTTACTAGGTAGTTGTATAACATCGTGTGGTAAATTAAATTCGGCTTGTCCTGCCTGATAAACATCTTGTTCCATAATATAAAGTTCTTTTTGTATAAAAATAGAAAAGACCTATCACTAGTAAAGTAAATAGGTCTTTAATATATGTTTTAATTTTTCTTAGTAAACTAATATACAACGGTCCATTCTCATGTTTGCTGTAATTTTAGCAATACCATCAGTTGAATAAGATAAAGATCCTCCATCGTATCCTGTTAAGAAGGTACCTTCTAAAATCCATTTCTCAACAACAACTCCTGTTGGGTCTAACATCTCAAGGTCAACATTCTTTTTGTAACCCGCAGCATAACCCATACGACCTGTAACTGACTCAGCACATAGACGAATCCATTCCATTACCGCTTGTGACGCTGAAGGTCCAATTGGGTCACGGAAGGTAACAGGGAGTTCACCCCAAGTAAATCTACCTGCAACATATGTTGAAGTATTCAAGAACTGAATCTCTGTTGCCGCAATTGTAAGTTTTGGTCTTGAGGTAGTTTCTACATACCACTCATTAATACCAAGTGATGATGGAAACCTTAAAATCCATCGGTTCTCCCTTTTCGGTTCGTAAGGGATCGGCATTTTCATCAATAAATCAGCCATATCTTATTTTTTTAAATTTGTTTTATTTTTATTATAAATACTATGAAATAAAAATTTTTCTATTTACTTCAATAATTTTTCAATTTATATCTTAACTAGACCAGTTTTAAACTAGAATTTAGTTTTCTTTCCTCCTCCAGTATGATAAATATCTAATCCACTTTCATCATCAAAATGTTTTTTCATTGTTTCTATATTCTTTAAGTCATCATCAGAAAAACCAATAAATGGTGTAAAATAATTACTTATCTTGTTTTTCATATATGCCTTTTCTTGAAGTCTTTGAGATAGGTTTCTTACATACTCCATATATTGTTTCATAGCACTTACCTTAAGTTCTTCAGGATTTGCGGCTGAACCCTCACCAAAAGACACAGGGTGCCACTTACACATCTCTAAATAAGTTCTTAAAAGTTCGTCATCACTCATATCCTCCTCATCAGCAATATCTCTATACTTTCTTAAATTTTTGACCAACTCTTTTTCGTTTAAACCATGTTTGTTTTTCTTAATAAGATTGTACACACTATTCTTTAAAATACTTGGGGTATGACCTCTCGCGGTAACTATCGCAAATATAGAACCATTATTAACCGCCTCAACAAAGTCGTCCCAAGCAGGTCCTGTAGGAGCTTTCATAGCGTCAACTAAAAACTTTTTATCTCCCGTTACTCTAAAGTCTCTAAACGCTTCTTCATCAAAACCAACTATTGTGTGTCCTTCATATTCAAAAGGTTCCTTACCGATTTCACTTCTATATTCTGCAAAATCTTCTGTTGACATACCAACACTATTACCGTCTTCATCTTTTAAATAAATTTTAGTTGGCATATACATAAGATTATCATCCCAGTCAAATGCATAATATTTCATTGTAGGTTTTAACTGATCTTGAATTATCTCTGTAATTAATTCTCTAACAATTTTTTTGTAATTCATATAAATAAATATCTATTAAACAAAAAAAGGGGAACTAATGTCCCCCTTCTTTTGTTTATTAACCACATTAAATATTCTCAAACGATGCACCTGTTGGAGTGATGTAGAATGTAATGTCGATGAATTCAAGAGATCTTGTAGGTTTAATGTATATCTTACCTGTCATTTGATTTCTATCGATATCCTCAGGATCTGATGAAACTGTTACACGGAAGTCATATAAACCACGGTCTCTTCTGATTGAATCTAAGATTGGGTTAACCGCATTTAAGAAGTCTTGTCTTACTTGTGCGTCGTTTTGTTCGAACAACAATCTTACTGACACAGCTGAAATCAACTTACGAGCTTGTAATAACAATCTTCTTACATTGATTCTGTCAAGAGCAGATTCTCTTACTTGTAGAGTTTTGTTACCCCAAATTACCGTACCTACATCAGAGAAGGTTGCAATTGGGTTAATTCTACCAACATAAAGGATGTCTCTGTCTTCTTGTGTTAACTTCTTACGAGCCTTGATACAGTTAACAATACCACGAGTGTAACCCGCCGCTGCGAACCAAGGGAACGCGATGTTATCTGTCAACGCTAAGTTTCTTGTTACCTCAGCCGTTGGTGGAATATAGATTTGAGTGTTGTTTACACTATCTCTTGTCAATACCCACGGGTAGTAAGTTGCCGTATAGTTAGAGTCGATTCCTGTGTTATCTAAGTTATCAACCGCTTCAGTTGGGTAGATAAAGAAGTCACCACCTGTTGTCGTTGAAACAAACAAGTCGATATCAGGAGTTGTACACACATAAAGTGAATCCGCTCTATTAAACTCGATCATCTCAACCGCATCTTCAACAAGATTACTGTTACTTACATAGTCGATACCTGGAGTAACAAATACATTAATGTTTGTCGCTTCAGGGTTTGCGAATGTTTGTTGACCTAATAAGTATGCATAGTAGTCAGTGTTTGCGAAGTCTTGAGTACCGTCGCCTAAAGAAATCTCTTTAAATGCCCCCCAACCAATTGCGTTTGGATATCTTGTTGATGGACAAGCTCCGTTAAGGAATCCTGATCTACCAATTTGGAATCTATCTTCGTTAGTTCTCCATTCTCTATAGATATCCCATCCGTCAAATCCACCTTGTACTAATAATGTAAATTTACGAGCGAATAATCTGTAGTATGCGTTTGTAGGTAATTCAGGTTCAGTAATGAAAGGTGAGTTACCACAGATAAATCTTGGGTCACCTGCTGTTGAGAATCCAGGTCCGATTGTTAATCCACTTGCGTTTACATCCATGTGGAAACCTGCAGATCTGTAGTTCCAATCAATACCATCAATGTCACAAGTATTGTTAGGGTTTCTCTTACCAACATACTCAAAGAAAGCTGGATCCCACCCGTAAGAATTAGAAATACCTAAGTATGTTCTTCTAACATTGTCTCCTGAACTTAATGTACTTGATATTGCTCCTGAAGAAAGTGCAAATGGTGGATTCCATATTGTTTCACCAGGGAAATCATATTTACCTTTGATAATTGGGAATGGAGATTGAGCTCCTGCATAATTTCTAAAGTTGAATCCGTTGAAACCACAAGGTAATGCGTCGATAGGAGCGTCTTCCGACATCTCTACCATAATATATTTAGAGTTCAAAATATATTCTCCGTCTAAAGTACCGATTTTATTTGCGATGTAGTTGTTTTGACCCGGATCCATAGTACAGTTTGTGAATTTCTCAATAACAACAGGGTTAGCATCTGTATCGAAATAGTCACGAACAAGTATATCAAATGTTAAGTTTGACCAAGTTTGGTTTACAATTGAAATTTTAAGTAAGGTGTTTGCTCCGTCACCATCAGAGATTGTGTAGAATCTGAATAGGTCATAAACTTTATTACCTCTTAATTCTGACACAACAAACGGTGAAGATGGGGTCTGCCATTTATTTAAGTACCAACCAATAGAATCTAAATCACCACTTTGCGCTGAGTCTAATCTAATTAGGTTAGGGTTTAATCCTCTAATGTAACCTTTTTTCCAAGAGTAGTTCAACCAAGATTGGAAGTTTTCTTCTGCAAATACAGGAACTTCTATTCTAGGTTTTTGGAAGTTTGTTACACCAAATACTTTAGTCCAATATTCAGGATCGTTTTGTGTGAATGAAGTTTCGAAACTATAAGAAGTACCAAACTTATCAACAACATTAACTCCAAAAGTTGCAAATGGATTTTTAAGAACAGTTGAGTACTGTCCAGCCATATTGATGTTAACATCAGTTAAACCTGTTACTGAATATGTAGGATTAGTTGCATTTGTGTAAGTTGCAACACCTCTTGATCTTAATGTACCAACAACGATATCGTCATAGTCAGAGTAAGATGTTCCTGTGTAGTAATAAATTTTACCAACTAATGTACCTGAATAACAATTTACAGGAGGTACTGTTGTAGTTGTGGTAGTTGATGTAGGTGTTGGTGTAACACAAGGGCTAGTAGTTGTAGTTGTTGTACTTGAAGTTGTTGTTGTTGTAACAGGGTTTAAAGTAAGACCTGTCACATAATTGAAGAATGAGAAACCTGAGTACTCATAATTTCCGATATTTTGGAATTGTGAATAATACCATGAGTCATTCAATGAAGAAGTTAGATCAGTATCATCTAAAGAAACTGAAGGTACTTGATATACATTTGTTTCTAAATTAAAACCTGCTCCACTTAATATATTATAATCTATTGTTGGTATAGAACCAAAATAAGAAATGTAATCATCTTCAGCGGCAAATGGATTTGTTGATGTGATTACATCAAAAATAAGATTTCTTACTTGTTCGTCAATTGTTGAGGTACCTCCATCTGGTGTTTCATATTGAGTAAATAAGATATTTTGTATTTCTTCAGGGAATTGATTTTCATATACAATAGATGCAGTATCATTTGTACATCCTGAAAAATCAACAAAGAATAGTAATTCTTTAGGATCAGCACAGATAATGTCACAAGTGTTAACATCTTGAACTTCTTGTAAACAATAGATACCTACAGTTGTAGGATCAACATTTGCAGTAGTTACTACCGACCAAGATGGTCCTGCGTCATAACCAGACAATCCTAATATTCTAGTTACAAAAAGTTGATTAGATTGTTGTAAATATGCTCTAGCGATATAAGACGCTTCATATTTAGGGATCTGTGTATTAACAAATTTTTCGGGTGAAGTACCACCAAAGACAGTTTGAAACTCATTGAAGTTAGTTATGAATATTGGTTCAAAAGCTGGTCCTATTAATGTTTCACCCACAATTCCTAATGTGGTAACACCGACACTTTGAGCCACAAAACTTAAGTCAACTTCTGATGTATAAACTCCAGGTGATACAAAAACTTTACTATTAGTAGCCATAGTTATTTTATTCTTATTAGATAATTTATTTTTCTTATAAATATTACCTGTTTTACTAAAAACTTTACATTAGAAAAAGTATTTATATTTTGGTATGAATTTTTTCTACCTTTTTTCTACCTATATGTCTAAAGATAACAAGAAGATAAAAAACCTTAAGATTGACTCCGAAGTACACGAAGTTCTGAAGAAGTATTGCGATAAAAGAGGAATTAAAATGTACAGGTTTTTGGAGTCCTTAATATTGGAAAAATGTAAGGAGAAAAAAGATATATATGGTGAAAATTAAATCAGTCTCTGAGTGAACATTATTTCAGGTACTTGAATACTTGGGCCTTTCACAATGTCAATTCTAACAACATCACCATTATTAACTTGAATAAGGTTAACATCATCGCCATAATAGTCGTCATTTATGAATACAGAATATTCCGTAATATTTGTAGTTGACTCAAAAATCAAATCACAAGTGTATTCAAAAAACATATCTTTAGTTGTCGCACTATTTTCGTATTTAAATATGATTGTTTCAGGTTGAACGGGGGTTTGTCTTTTTTGTTTACCTTTTCTAACTCTTTGATCCACTTCTACAACTTGTAAAACTCTTGATATTGCAGGACTAACTTCAAACTGAGTCTCATCAATAAGGAATCCCATCATGGTGAAATCGTATTTTTGAATATAGTATTTTCTTTTCTCAAGGTCTAATGAGGACTCATCAGCGAATCCATCATTAATAATTGGAATGTAATGGCCATTAATAACTTGATAAGATTGTCGTGAAGCAAATGTTTCCATTACCCTTTGATTTAGCGTATTCACTTCCCTCATTCTATTACAAACAATTGCTACGGTATATTTCAAATCAATAGGAACAGGTTGTGGGATTTTATAAATGTCGGCACCTTTTCTATTACCATCCCATGTTGGTACTTCCATATAGTAATACATTCTTCTATTTGGGATGTTATATAACACTGATGGATTGTTACCATACTTAACTTCAGGATTTCTAATAATTGTTAAAAAAGGAGGCTCAATATTTTTGTCAATATTTTGAAAGTCCCATGTCTCAACAAACTGTGACCAGTTTTGTGTCGTTATGATAATATCAACAACAGGAATTCTTTTACCTTCAGATACAATATTAAATTTATCTTTTACAAATTCTAAAAACCCTTTATCCAAATCGGCATGTAGAAGTGACTTAGGTAAGTAAGTTCCATCCTTTGTAATCATATCCTTAATTTGTTCTCTTCTTGGTAAAAGAGTTTTCGGATACTGTAAAGGTAGTGTTGGTTTAACTTGTTTTGGTAGTCCCATTATAATCCTCTAAATTCATTTGGTCCAACAGGAGCCGCAATTATTGTTCTATAAAAAGGTTTGAACCCTTTATATGTATGTTTTGTATCTGAAATCACACGACCATCATTAACCACCGTATAATAACGAACAAAGTTTTCACTATCGTAATACCCAATGTAATCACCAAAGTCTACATCAATACCTAAATCATTCAAAGTTTTCAAATAAACAGAAATGGTTATGTTACCTGGCTCAAACTGATCCATTCTAGTTGTCCCCAATAATTTGTTTTCAGGGGCGGCAACTGAAATCTGAGCGTTAAACTCTACAGGTGGTAAAAATTTAACACCGTCTTCTACAACTTCACCGTAAACATCATCAGTCTTAATCTTGTTTCTATCTATTTTGTAAAGTACACAAGTATAGTTCATATCACCTATCAACCATTCTTGACCCATCCCAATTTCCAATTCGAAATCACGATCACCGAAGAATTTTCCTAATCTTGTTATTGGAACATTATTTTGCATAAAAGAGTATTTTATTGATAAATATTAATTTTATTGTTATTTTTAATAAAAGACTAAATTTGGAAAACGGATCTTCCTTAGTTGAGCACAAAGCGATCGAACTTCTCGACTCATATAGTGGTGCAAATAACTTTATATTGTTTTTAAAACAAAAAAAAGAAACATCAAAAAAATTCTACCCTACAAGATCTCAATCCGATTATATTGTTAATTATTTTAACACTCCACCAAAAGTTGCAAGAAAATGGGTCGACCTTGACACATACTTCGCTAAAAAGTTTGCTGAGGAAAAATACTTGTTACAAACACCTGAACAAATTTATATTGAAAAATTACTTGTAGAAAAAGAAAAATCTTATCACATTTGGGGTAAGTTTTTTGAAAAAGATCAATTATCTGAATTTTGGGTTCCTAAATCAGCACTCATCAAAACCCATAACGTTCAGAATGTTGAAATTGATTATTCGAAGTATTCACATAGACCCCCATTAAATCATCAAAAAATTGCAATCGAAAAATTGGCAGGATCAAAAAGATTCATTTTGGCCGATGATATGGGACTTGGCAAAGCAGAATTTGTTGAGAATAAAGTATTTACCCCATATGGTAGAAAAAGAATTGGAGATTTAAAAATTGGCGATGAAGTTATTGGTAGTGATGGTAAGAAATGTTTTATTAAAGGTGTTTATCCTCAAGGTATAAAAGATTTATATCGGGTAACATTTAACGATGGTGTGTCCGTTTTAGTTTGTAAAGAACATTTATTTTCTGTAAAATCAAGAAGTTTTGGGTTTAATACAAATAACCCTCGTAATAAAGAAGGTATTGTTTTATCAGTTGAGCAGATGTTAAACAATGACTTATTTTTAGAAATAAACGGTTCTAAAAATAATTTAAATAAAAAATATAAATTTAAAACTTATTATAAAGAAACCGGAGGTAATAACAAATGGCAAATACCAATAGTTAAACCTATTGAATTCAATTCTAACGAATTGGAATTAAACCCTTATTTATTAGGGTTGATTTTAGGTGATGGGGGCATAACTCAAAAAGGTATTTCTTTTACAACTGAGGATGTTGAAATTGTTAATCATATTAAATCTATTTTACCTGAAAATTCACAAATTACAGAAAATAAAAATTCAAAATATGGATATAGATTAACAAAAAAAACAGGACATACTAACCCGATAATTCAAATTTTAAAAGAATTAGATTTAATGGGTTGTGGTTCACATAATAAATTTATTCCAACCATATATAAATACTCATCAATTAATGATAGATTAGAAATTTTAAAAGGTTTAATGGACACTGATGGGACTTGTTCTATTGGTAAAAAAGGAAATTTTAAAGGCACTGAATTTTCAACAGTATCAGAAAGATTGTGTGATGATGTTATTGAAATTGTTCATAGTTTAGGTGGTATTGCCAGAAAAAAAAGTAGAACAACTAACTACACATATAAGGGTGAAAAAAAAGAAGGTAAAAAATCTTATAGAGTTAATATAAAATTACCATCAGGAATGAATCCGTTTAAACTTAAACGAAAATATGAATTATACAATACTCCTGAAAAATATAAGGTCGGTAGATATATTAAAGATATTAAATTTGAGGGTAATGGTGAGGCTATTTGTATTTCAGTTGATTCTTCAGATAAATTGTATGTTACTGAACACGCAATTGTTACTCATAATACAACATCAACAATTATCGCAGCCTTAGAAACAGGATCCAAAAAAATATTAATTGTTTGTCCGGCTTCATTAAAAATAAATTGGCAAAGAGAAATTGCAAATTATTCAGATAGACCTGTTTTTATTGCAGAAGGAAAGAAATTTTCAACTGAAGATGATTTTGTGATTGTTAATTATGACATCCTTAAAAACTTCCATGATACAGATCCAAAAAAGAAAGAAGAATCAATTTTATTACAATCAAATTTTGATCTTGTTATATTGGACGAAGCCCACATGATTTCTAATGTTCAAGCCCAAAGAACTAAAATTATTAATCACTTTACAAAAAAAGTTAACAGAGTTTGGTTGTTGACAGGAACACCTATGACCTCGAGACCAATGAACTATTATAATCTATTAAATTTGATTGAAAGTCCTGTAGCCCAAAATTGGAAGGCTTATGCGATTCGTTATTGTCAGGGTTATCAATTTAGTGCGGGTAAAAGAAAAGTTTGGAATGTTTCAGGGGCTTCTAATCTTGAAGAACTTAGAGATCGTACATCAAAACAAATACTTAGAAGACTTAAAGAAGAGGTTTTAGATTTACCTGATAAGATTATTACTCCTGTGTATTTGAAGTTAAAGTCTAAAGAGTATGAGAATTTAATGGGTGAATACTACGATTGGTATGACAAAAATCCTGACGAGTCAACATCTTTGACTGTTCAGTTTTCCAAACTAATGAAAGTTAGAAAAGTTATTGCCAATGAAAAAGTTAAACAAACAATTGAGTTTACCGAGAACATTTTAGAACAAGGTAAAAAGGTAATCATATTCACTAACTTTACCGACACACTCCAAACTATCTACCAACATTTTGGAAAACAAGCGGTTTATCTTGATGGTAGTTGCTCAAACGCAGTTCGTCAACAAGCTGTTGACCAATTTCAAAACAATGAAAAAATAACAGTTTTTGTTGGTAACCTTAAAGCCGCTGGTGTTGGTTTAACTTTAACCTCCGCTGAGGTTGTTATAATGAATGACCTTTCATTTGTTCCTGCAGAACACTCACAAGCTGAAGACCGTGCATATCGATACGGACAAAAATCAAATGTTCTTGTTTATTACCCAATTTTTGAAAACTCAATTGAGGGTGCAATTTACGATATTCTTAATAAGAAGAAACAAATTATCAGAACGGTTATGGGTGACCAAATCCAAGAAAATGTTGGTGATGTTGCCGAAGAAATACTTAAAATGATAAATAAATATCGATAGAGATATTTATCTATAATGGAAGTCAAAATAATATACTCAGATACAAAGTTTAATAAGGAGGATAAAGGATTTATTCATAAGTTCATAAAACTTCTGCAAGAAAAATATCCATTAAAAAAACAAATCACAATTAAATTTCTTGGTGATCAGATTGGTGGTATGTCCACAGGATCAAGAACTGTTCATGGTGAATTAAAAGTTTTAGCTAAGAACAGACTTAACAGAGACATTATGAGAACATTAGCTCACGAGTGGGTTCACGAATATCAAATGTCTATACAGGGTAGAGAGAAAGGTCCAGATATCGGTGGTAAAAACGAAGATGAAGCTAACGCATTTGCTGGTAGACTTGTGAAGATGTTTGAAAAGAAACACCCTGACTTAGAGAAAAAAATGTACGAATCAAAAAGTATCAAAAACAAATTAATGATACTTGAACAAAAAATACTGATGTCTGAAAAATCTGAAATAGAAAAGGATTTTATTATGGAAATGAAAAAGATTGGTATTGATAAATTACCATACGGGTATTCATCACTTAAAAAATTCATCGATTCTAAAACTATGGATGTTCATTACAACAAACACTACAAAGGTTATGTTGATAAATTGAACGATGCGTTAAAAGATAAAAAGGGTGATTTAGAATTAGAAGACATCATTAAAACAATCAGTAAATACGATAATAAAGTTAGAAATAATGCTGGAGGAGCCTTTAACCACGCATTATTTTGGAAAATGTTGTCCCCAAAAAAACAACGACCTCATGGTGAAATATATGAAAAGATTAAAAAAGATTTTGGTAATATAAAAAAATTAAAAGACGAATTTAATCAGGCGGCAAAAGATCGTTTTGGTTCAGGATGGGCGTGGTTGTATCTATCAAAAGATGGAAAACTAAAAATAATGTCAACTCCAAATCAGGACAACCCACTTATGAATGTTGTAAAAAAAGGTGGTTTTCCATTATTGGGTCTTGATGTTTGGGAACATGCATATTATTTAAAATATCAAAACAAAAGAGATGAATATATTTCAAAATTTTGGGATGTTGTTAATTGGGAGTTTGTAAACGATTTATATTTGTCAAAGACAAAAAAAGAAAATATTAAAGAAAGTGTTGAATCTAAAGAAATTATAAATGAAATTAGCACAACTTTTGCTTTTCCATACACAACAAAACAATTAAGAGATTTAATTAATTCACAATATGAAGGATGTTATGGTCAACAATATAAAAATGGTTGTATAGGTAAAATACAAACAAAAAAATGCACCACAGATGTTGGTATTTTAGGTGGTGATTATGCAGAAAAAAAACACGGAGGAACAAGTCAATGGTCTATCGTCAATCGTTTTGATACCAATAGTAAAGTTAAAAAAGAAATATATAACATTTGGTTAGAAGAAACTGAAGGGTTAACAGATTTTAAAACATGGATTAAAGAACATGCTTATGACCTTTTCTCAAATGAAGGAATGTATTTAGATCGTTTGGCGGAAATAAACGTTGGAACTATAGAAGTTGGTAAAGAGAATGAAAATTACGCAACAAGTATTATTCGACACATATATAAATTAAATCCTGATGAAGAAGGTATGACTTATGAGTTGTATGAACATTGTTCGGGAGATATTAATGATAGAAAAAAAGGTCAAGATATTGTTTTAAAGATTAAAGGTGGGGACACAATTTATTTTCAAGTCAAACCTTTTACAAATAACCTTAATCATATTGAATTTTTTGATGGTGGAGATAGGGGATATTATTTCAAAGTAAATTCTTGGCACACAAACAAAAAATATAAAGAAGAAAATGTTGATATAATTTTGTATGTTGATAGATCAGAACAAAAATACATCATGTTCAGAAACGATTATAGTAAAATTTTAACAGTAAGCACCTCAAGAAGAAACCCACCATATTTTATATATTATTATGAAATGCCACTCCAAAGTAATTTTAAAGTTCCATTACAAAAAGAAACACAAAAAGCACCTGTAAAACAATTTATATCAAAAGATGTTAATAAACAAATTGAATTTTATAGAGATAGAATTAAATATTTTACAGATAAAATAAAAGAATTGGGTGGTGAAAATTCTGAAATTTCTGAGATGATAAATTTCTATAAAAAAGAGTTAAACAAAATAATTATCTAACTAAAAGATATTTATAAAAAAAAATCTTATGGCAATTATTAACGAACCAGAAAGAAGCGAATTCTACCAAAAAGTTAGACACCTTTTGGGTGCACCATTAAGAGCGGTGGAGCTTGAGGATGAAATGTTAGACACTCTTTTAGAATATTCAATTGAAGATTATTCACAATATGTTCAAGATTGGTTAATTGAGTCTCAGTGGACATCATTATACAATTTGAATTTGGATACTCAGTCATTAGCCAAAGCCTTCATCACAAAAAGTTTAGATTGGGAAACAAGATATACTTACGCTTATTCTAAAATAGTAGGATTACAAACAGGTGGTGATTGGGTAATCAAAAAAGATTACGTCCAATTAGTTACTAATCAACAGATTTATGAAATTCCTGCAGGTAGAGAGGTAAATGAGGTTCTTTGGTTTTCACCTACAGAACTTAACAACATATTTGTGGATCCTTGGGCTTTTGGTGGAATTGCTGGTGGTGGTATCGGTGGTTCAGGTGGTTTTGCTCAAATGGGAAATATGGCTGGTAGTTATTTTATGGCACCCGCATTTGACATGTTATTAAGAATGCAAGAAATTAACATCCAAAGAAGGATAATCTCATCTGATTTAACTTATTATATAACAGCTCTTCCAGGTGGTAAAAAAGCACTTCACTTATTAAATACTCCTGGTGGTAAGTTTGACTTTGGTAATTCAGAGCTAATGAAAGGAAAAGTATGGTATTGGTATTATGATACCACAGATGCTGATAGAGATAAATGTTTAGCTGACAATCCCGATATTATTAGACTACCATCGGATGTACCATTTGAAAAAATGTCTTGGTACAAATTAAATAATCCTGCACAGATTTGGGTAAGAAAATGGTTTGTTGCGTATTGTAAAGAAACATTATCAAGAGTTCGTGGTAAGTTTAGTGGTAGTCTTAAAACTCCTGATGGAGATTTAACAATGGATTACGCGACTTTAGCGACTGAAGGTAAAGATGAAAAGGCAAAACTTGTAGAGGAATTGATAGGAGCCGATGGTAGACTGACAAGACTCCGTCCTGAAAAGATGATGGAAAGAGAGGCATTACTTGCTGAAAATCTTAACAAACAGTTGAAGTTTAGAGCAATGCCTCGTCAAATATATGTAATTTAATTTTATGCCAATATCAAGAAATAAACCACTTCGTAAAACAGTTTTCAGAGGTACAAGATCAATTAATTTGGATACCTTTGATACGGTTATTGTTAGTGATGAATTTTACAAAACTAACGGTGAAAATTTGTTAATAGTTAGAGATGTTAATCAATGCAAAATTAAATTAGATTCTACAACTACAGATAAAATTAAAATCAAAACATTAACTAACTGTACAATTATTCCTGATATAGGTAGAATAGACGAAGATTGGGACGAGATTTCTGTAGTCAGAGGTGCTTGTGTTGAATTACAAAATGTCAACGGTGTTTGGTACATCCTCTCTTCCGACGGTGTTAAAATGGACTAAATCTTTTTCAGGTACATATCTCCACATACTTTGGTCGGCATTTTTATACATATGATAAGGTGTTTCACCAACACGGTCCCAAAATAACATTTCTTCATCAGAAATTTCCATCACATCCTCTAACTTATCTTGATCTCCTTCCTCAAATGGTTGTCCGTTAATTAACTCACATTGATCTTTTGTAAAGAATGGTCGGTCTTCAGGGTTCTTAACCAATAATCCGTTTCTGACTTCTTGTTTAAATACAACTAATAAAGGCTCAACTCGTTTGTTAAAAGTGGCGATGGCTCTTTGGATATTGTATTGGCCTTTCATTGTCGGGTTATTTTCTAAATCAGATGGATCAATTCGGTAACAATTTAGTTGGATAACTGAATCGGTACTACTAAGTCGATAGGCGAAATCTGTTGGTATTCCGGTATTTGCCTCCTTGTTTTTAGCATCACTACGTACCCAGTTATCTTCCGACCAAGATTTTTCCCAACCATTGTTAAGTAAAAATTTTTCTTTCTGTTTGTAATCT